TGTCGTTGGAATCTGTGATTGCTTGATCGGGATCCGTGTCCGACTTCCAGCGACGCTGTTGAAGATCGATACGGAGGGTGTGCGGTGGGACTTGGCAGAGAATTTCATCAGCCGCAAATTGTCCAGCGATAAAGACCATGATTAATCAGAGGGAGAAGTTAATTGAACCAATAGCCGCTGCAGCGACTTGACCTTTTTCGGGGTCAGCTGCTTTCTTGGGCGCGGACTTCGTGCCCTTAGGAAGGTACAGAATCTGATCAACTGCGTAATTCAGATACTGCTTTTCACCTTTCTCGCTTGTGCTAACTCGACCGACAGCGATCGTCGGCGTTCCGTTAGGCAACTCAGAAAGTTGTTTGGAGTGCTGGTTCCAAGCAGTGAGCTTGAACCAATTCGTTTCTTTGTCGTCAGGGGCTTGCCAGGCGATAGATCGGTTTGTGACAGTTGAGTCACCGACCTCGCTTTCTTCTGACTTCGGACCAAGTCCACCGCA